GGTAACTGATTTACTGAAAGCGGGTGCGAAAGCACACGCAGGAGCGCAGGACGAATGAGCGCAGATAATTTCCCATACGTCGAGGGACAACCAGCGGAAATCTATTTTGACGGTAAATGGCACCGGGGCAAGATAATTGCCGGGTACAGATTTAGGGACGGAATAGTGACCGTACAGACGGAAGATGGGAAGAAAATCTGGTGCGGTGAGAGCCGCAAAGAGTTGTACAGAGCATTGTAAAAATGGCAAGCAAAAAGCCTTTGAAGCTGTGCCGGAAACACAAAATCAAAGGCTTTTCAAAAGTCAATATGTTAATAATTCAATACATGTTTATTATACCATATTGGCGGTTACAAGTCAAACATTTTAGGGCTGAAAAGTCCTTGAAAATAGCGGGTTTTATCCCTGCTAAACGGGCTTGTATGGGGTATTAACATTCCTACGAAATATATAAATTTATATATATGCTGGTATGGAGATAATAAGCAGGATTGATGGGGGATAGGCACCACCACTTCTGGTATACCCTTATACGCTAAAAAGGTATCAGACAGAAAAGGAAGTGCAGTGGTGTTTATCAGAGAGAAGAAGACAGACTGTGCCAATTATAGAGAAGTGGACATAATACCACGAACAGAAGCAGCAGAGCAGGCAACCAGAGGGAAGAGGGGCAGAAAGAGAAAGAGCAACGCCCCAAAGCAAAAAGACCTTAACGACAAGAACGCCAAACGCTATCTGGTACAGTTAGGCAATGGCAATTTCAGCATAGGGGACCTGCACACGTCCTGCACATACAGTGAAGAGAACCTGCCGGGCACAGTAGAAGAAGCAGAAAAGATAGTGACAAATTACCTGCGCCGCATAGCGTACCGCAGAAACAAACTGGGACTTGAACCACTTAAATACATACTGGTAACAGAATACAAGTACACAAAGGACGGTCAAAGCATTAAGCGTATACACCACCATATCATTATGAATGGTGGACTTGACCGTGACGACGTGGAAATGATGTGGACAAAAGACCGTATCAACTGGAAGAAGACCAGTGACCCGGAATACAGAGCAAGTATAAAGCAGCTGGGCTGGGTAAATGCAGACCGCCTGCAAATGAATGAAAACGGCATAGAGGGTCTTTGCAAATATATTGTCAAGGACCCGCAGGGAAAGAAACGCTATTCCAGCAGCAGGAACCTTGACCGCCCAGAAGTAACCAGAGAGGACGGCGGGGAGAAGCAGCAGCGTGACCAAAACCACTGGAAGTATAGCCGAAATCTGACAGCGCCGGAAGAAAAGTGCAATGATTTTAAATACAGCAAACGCAAAGTGGAACAGCTGGCAAAGTCACCAGATGGAGGGCTGGAAGAGTTCAGAAAGATATACAGCAATTACAACATTGTATCTTGTGAACCAGTCTACTATGAGCAGACAGGGTGGCATATCTACTTGAAAATGTGGAAAAAGGAAAAGCCAAAAGGCAGAACAGGAGGAAAGAAGCGTGAGAGGAAGAACACCGCAGATACGCCGCATATTAAGGCGAAAGAGGATAAAAAGGGCAATTAAGGCATACGGCAATTACATTGCAGCAGGACTGCTGGCAGTGGTTGTGATTGTGTTTACAGTAGGGGCAGCAGTAAAGCCAGCTGCAAACAGCCTGCCGGAAAATACCAAAGAACCGGAACCGACACCGCCGACCACGGAAGCAGTGCAGCAGGAGCCGTACCCGTTCAACCTTATGTCCCTTGACTGGTCCGGTGAGGAATTAGAGGGCTGGACAAGATATGAAGTGCCGGAGGACTACGCAGACCACGGCGGGTGCTTCCCGGAATGTATGCAGCAATTCACATACATAATTTGCAAGCAGAACGGCGTTGACTATGCACTGGTACTGGCAATCATTGAAACAGAAAGCGGGTACAGATGGGACGCAACCAGCAGTGAGGGTTCAACCGGATATATGCAGGTATTGGCAAAATGGCATGAAGAACGTATGCACAGACTGAATGTGGACAATGTGGAAAACCCTTATTTTAACATCATGGTTGGCGTAGATTATCTGGCAGAATTGCAAGAGAGGTTCGACACGGAAGCAGAAGTGCTGACGGCTTACAACTACGGCGTGACGGGTGCATATCAGCACGTATGGAACAAAGGACTGACAGACACAGAGTATTCAAGAGAAGTGCAGCAGGCGAAAGAAAGAATTGAAAGAAGAATGAGGGGCGAATGGTAATGGAAAATGAAATCAGACTGGGCGACATTCTGGACAAGCTGACGCCCAGTGACAGACTGGTGATATACAACGCAGCCAGACAGGTTGTTTACCGTGGATTTGCCGCAAATGCAATGCACAGCGGATTAAATGAGCAACGACGCATAAAGAAAATGGGGCTGGGCATGGAAACATACAGAGCCACAGAAAAGATATGGGACTGGGAAAAGACAGATAAGTTGCCGGAGCAGATACCAGTTGAGCAGTTCAGTAAATACCGGGTGGAAGACCTGCAACACATTCTGTATATCAGAATTGAACTGAAAAGCGAATTTGAACAGTGAGGGCAGGTGAAAAGAGTTGAAAAAGCAATGGGAAACACCAGAACTGGAAGAAATGCCAGTGGTCATATTATCACTGCACCAGAAATGGTGGCAGAAGATGGCAGCAGGTGAAAAGGTTCTGGAACTGCGGAAGACAAAACCACAATGCAAAGCACCGTTCTGGGTGCTGGTATACGTGACAGGCGGTGCCGGGGTGCTGGGTGAATTTATTTGCCCGGAGGTTTTGGAAATCAAGAACTTTGAAGAAGCAGAGAAGAAAAGCAAGGTTCCTGCACATGATATTCACAATTATGCAGCAGGGAGCCGTAACAAGGTTTACGGCTGGGAAGTCGCAGACGTGAAAGAGTACCCACAGGCAGTGACGCTGGAAGAACTGGGAATTAAAAGAGCGCCGCAGTCGTGGCAGTATATGAGGTGAGAATATGGACCAGATACAACATGACAAAATCAAAGAAAAACTGGCAAAGATAAAAGCCCTTGCAGAACGTGGCGTAGGCGGCGAGAAAGAAACCGCAATGCGTATGTATGAGGAATTAAAAGCCAGATACGAAATTGAAGACGAAGAAATAACACTGGACGAAGTGACAGTGCATTGGTTCAGTTACAAGAACGATTTAGAAGAAGACCTGCTGACACAGATTTTCTACATGGTAACAGGAAGCGCCAGCTATCGCAGATACACCGGAAGTTATAGCCGTAGAAAGAAACGTGGCTGCGACTGCACAGAGGTTGAAGCAGCAGAAATCACACTGTATTTCAATTTCTACAAAGAGGAATTAAAACGGGAAATGGAAGCGTTTATGGCGGGCTTTAAGTTCAAAAACAACCTATTCCCGGACGAAAACGCCCGCTGCTATCAAGAACATAAGGGAGAAGAGCGAGAAAGAACAGACGAAGAAAAAAGAATGTTGAAAAAAGCCGCTTTCTTTGCGGGCTTCATGGACGGCAAACAGCCGCCACGGGCGTTGATAGGAGAACCGGAGGAAGAAGACTGATGGAAGATAGACAGAAAATCATTGCAAAGCTGGTGAAAATAAAAGCACTGGCAGAACGTGGCATAGGCGGGGAGCAGCAGACAGCGCAGGTGATGTATACCACGTTGAAAGAGAAATACAAAGTCACAGACGCAGAGATTGAAAAGGCGGCAGAAGTCCCGGTGGATATTTCAGAAATTGACTTGAAGAAATTCTGGGGCATAGCTTTTCAACTGGCAACAGTTGCAAAGACATTACAGGAGGAAACAGACATTTGCACTGCCTGCCCGTACACATACACGGACGAACAATGCACGGGTTGTGGTACATACTGGAACATGCGGGACTTACGGCTGGATTTTGAAGCAATACAACAAAGACTGGCAAAGGCAGCAGCGGAGGTGTAGAGCATGGCAATAAAAGCATTGATAGGATTTGTATTAGTATTTGCAATGGGATTTTGCACAGGGGCAATACACGGAATAAGAATAACCACAGAAAAAGCAATGGAGATATACGACGAATTGGAACACAAGACAAGAGGTGAAGACAGTTGAATGATTTGTTATATGTGTGCAGCCCATACCGGGGCGACACGAAACGCAACAAGGAATATGCACGGAAGCTGACACGGGCAGCACTTGACAACGGATTTATCCCAGTCACGGTGCATTTGTACTTGACGGAAGCCACAGACGACACCAACCCAGAAGAAAGAGTGCGGGGCATGGCAGCGGGAATGAAGATACTTGAAAACTGCAAATACATTCTGATTGGCGACAGATACGGCATATCAGAGGGCATGAAAGCGGAAATGACATTTGCAGCAGTCAAAGGAAAAATCATGCTGTATGAGAAAGACGGCAAAATATATCTGGTGAACAGCAGGCAGGAAACCACAGGAGGAATGGACCATGAATGAAGAGCAGAGAAAAACAGAAGTTGAAAAGTTTATGAATTACTTTGTATACATTAACAGACCGGGAGCAGACAAGCTGCTTGAATGGCTGGAACAGATAGGATTTTTCACAGCGCCAGCAAGTGCAAAATACCACGGAGCATACGCAGGTGGGCTGGTGGAACATTCAAACAATGTTTACCGCCGTTTGGTAAAGCTGACAGACGAAGAGGACAAGCGACAGGGCAGACAGTTTCCAGAATATGCAGTTGACACAATCGCAGTTGTAGCACTTCTGCATGATGTATGCAAAGCAGACGCCTACAAGGTGGAGAAGAAGAACCAGAAGCAGAAAGACGGCAGCTGGCAGCAGGTGGACACATACGGTTATACAAATAATTTTCCGGTGGGACACGGTGAAAAGTCCATTATCCAGATTATGCGCTTCATGTATCTGACGGAAGAAGAGGTGCTGGCTATCCGGTGGCACATGGGAGCATTTGACAACGCAGTTAAGGGCGGCAGCTATGATATGAATTATGCGTTTGCACAAAGCAGGCTTGCAGCCATGCTGCACATTGCAGATATGATGGCAACACACCTTGATGAAAGGACAGAAGCCAATGAGTAGAGCATATTACAGAAAGCGCAGTGAAGCGACGGAGCAGGAAAGAGTTATAAACTGGGCGACATTCTACGCAAAGGACTTCCCGGAACTGGACTTGCTACACCATATCCCAAACGGCGGCAGCAGAAATCAGCTGGAAGCGGCGAACCTTAAAAGACAGGGCGTGAAAGCTGGTGTGCCGGACTTATGCTTGCCAGTAGCCAGAAACGGCAAACACGGGCTGTATGTGGAAATGAAGTGGCAGAACAACAAGACCACAGAGAAGCAGGACTGGTGGCTGGAACAGCTGCGGCAGCAGGGATATGAAACGGCGGTTTGCTGGTCCGCAGAAGAAGCAATGGACACAATAGCAGGTTATCTGGGAGTTATGGAACAGACAGGAAGAAAGGTGGAAGAGTAAATGGGAGCAATGGACCACACATTGAAACAGACAGTGCCATATTACAGCACCATGAAGCGTGCAGGGGCGTTCAGACAGCCCCAGAAGCCACAGAAGCGGCAGAAGAGAACGACACTGACGGAATACAGCCAGAACGGGCAGAAAGCCATATTAAAACCACACGTCACAGTCAATCAAGCCGCAAAGAAGCTGTACGACTACGAACAAACCGGATTGTCACCACATGAGGTTACAAACCTTGTTGAGCAGGTGCAGAACTTGACAAGGCGTGTGAAGAAATACGAAAGCTGGGAAGAATGAACGACGTTGACCGCTGCTTGATATGCGGTGAAGTTATCCCGGAGGGTTCGCAGGTCTGCACCGCCTGCCGCAATAAATATGACATTGTGACCGGGGAAACAGAAGAAATGGCACAAGAACTGCGGGACATAGCAGACGTGCTGAAAATCACAGAGGGCACAGACACAAACATTAGAAAGTCAATGGAAAGCATATTGAGGATTGCAGACAGACTGGAAAGGACAAGCAATGGCAAGAAAAGAAGATAAACAGCCACAGTATTTGCCGTTAATCGTAAAAGCAAAGTTACATACTGGCGGCAGGGACTATGAGAAAATCAAAGAGGAATTAAAGGGGCAGGGCTTCACCTGCAAGCAAATGAAAGGCATGGTGCGTGAGGGTAACTACTTTGACGGAATAGTGCTGTATTTGTCAAAGTGGAACTGGGACAACCACGAAAGCTGGCACCTTTACAACTGGGACGACAAGGACGACAAAGAAGTTATGCTGGGCATATATGAAGCCGAACAGTACCACCCACAGGCGCCGTATAGATACAGAGATAATTTTGAGAAGTTCCAGAAAGACTGGACAAGCGGAGAGTATGACCCCGGTATGACATTCACTTTCAAGGACAGTGAAGTTGAAGTGCTGGAAGTTTTGCAAGAAGAGGTTGACAACATAGACCACGAAGCAGTCAAAAGGCAGGTGGCAGCAGCGGAAGACGCCCAGTACCAGAAGAGAAGAAAACAGCGCCAGCGACGCAAGCAGGCAAGCAAGG